AAACCTAATCGATCCGACGTTTCTCGATCGAGCTTTGGCAGGGGAGGCGTAAGTGGCAGACGCTTACTATAGCCGACCAGAGTGGTCATACTCATCAATGAAGCTGATTCTCGATCACGGTATCGATTATGCAGTTGCAGCTAAACGCGGAGACTTGCCAGACCTAGATAGTAAAGCTATCGATCTTGGTCAGCTGGTCCATATGCTAGTGCTCGGCGGTGAAGATCAGTTCGCTATCAGCCCATTTGAAAACTTCTACTCGAAAGAATCCAAAGCGTGGCGTGATGAGCAGAAAGCCGCTAGTAAACACATTATCACTCTAGGCATATTCAAGGCTGCTGATCAGATTTTGAAAAATATCGAGAATCACCCACTAGCGAAGCAATATATTTTTGCTAAGGGTGCGACATTCGAGCATGAGATGTATGCTCGCACCGCCGACGGCGTAGATATGAAAGGTAAGGCTGATGTACTGATTCGCACTAATGAATCTGCCATGATAACCGATCTGAAAACTACCGCAAAGTTTGACAAGTTTTTCAAAACCGCGCAGTCAATGCACTACGATTTACAGTCAGCAGTTTACACACTGGTGACGGCGTCAAGCCTAGAGCTAGATCCGGCGTTAGTCAAGTTTGCCTATTGTGTGGTTGAAACCGTTGCACCATACCGCGTGCAATTCATGATTGCCGGCATCGACTTTGTTGAAGCCGGCGAACGCAAGCTGCGTACGTGTGTTGACGAAATCATAAAGTTTGGTGACAGCGAGCCGAATTTCCTCATCGAGGAGGTGAGGGAGCTGGGCGACTGGAGCCTATAAAAGAAAGGAGAATATGAAAGTCTTTAATAGTTTAGATCCGACCGAAAAACCATCAATTCTGATGGTTGTATATGGCGAGGGTGGTGTTGGTAAAACAACGTTTGCAGCCACCGCCCCACGACCGATTATCGCTGACTGCGAGAACGGTAGCAAATACTTCGGACTTCGCGGCATTGCAGCCGACGTAGCGCTGATCGAAAAATGGGACGATATGCAGGAGTTTATGCAGATCGCACTCACTGACAACTACGATACGGTGATCATCGACCCAATTGGCGAGCTGATGGAGAAGCTGATCGCTTACATGCGAAATAGAGCCGATAGCAAATTGGTCCAGCGTGACGGCAACCCGACAATGGCGGGCTGGGGCTGGTTGAAATCAACCATGCGAACGTTCTTGAAAACCATGCGTGATAGCGGCAAGCACATCGTTATTGTGGCGCACGTACAAGAGAAAGACGATGATGGACGAGTTATTAAACGTCCGATGGTCGCCACAAGGCTATCCGAAGAGCTGGTCAACATGGTGGACATCGTCGGCTACATGACAACGATCAATGATAGCGAAACCGGCGACACCAAGCGACTGATTATCGTTGATCCAGCCAGCGATAAATACGTCGCAAAAGACCGTACTGGCCGACTGGGGCGTTACATCGAACCAGACTTTACGAAGATCGTCGATGGCGTTCGGGGCGACGCTGAGTATGCGTGGATCACGGCAGCACCAGTATTGGCAAGTCGAGAGCAAATCGAAGCAGCCGCTAAGCCAACCATTCCAAGCTCACGCGTCGAGATGACTGACGCTCGCCTTGGCAAATCTGAAGCAGACAGGAAATAAAGGAGGAACATGTCACAACTACAAGAATACGTCGATTCGCAGGTTGCTACGATATCGCCGTTCAAAATCAAATCGCAAGAGCTTTTGGAACAAGCCAAAGCTAAAGAAGTAACTGACGACGCCACCGCCAAAGAGGCAGTTGCAATTCGCAAGCTGATCACCTCGCATCGTACTGAAGTTAAAAACGCACGACTGGCGATCACTCGCAACTTTGACAGCGTCAAATCGCAATTTATCGACGCTGAAAAGGATGTTCTCGCACCGGCCGAAGAGGCGTTGGAGAATATCAGTCAGAAAATCCTCGCTTACCAAGAAGAGCAGGAGCGACTAGCAAAAGAGGAAGCGGCGCGCGTTGACGCTATCTGCGCCAAGTTCGCTACCAATGCTAAATCATTGCGTAGTCAAAAGGCTTGTGATGAAAAAGGCGCTGAATTGAAGCAGATATTCGCTGAGCTACCTGAAGCTGATCAGAACCACGCTGAAATCAAGCTGGCATTCACTAAAGCCATCAACGAGTTGCTGACGCGTAAAGACGAACTGACAACCGCCGAGCGCGATGAGGCTGAAGCAGCCAAGCTGGCAGCACAACGTAAACGCGAGCAGGAAATCGCCGAAGCTGAAGCAGCCAAAGCTGCTAAAGCACAACAGCCAGCCGTCAAATCTGGCATTAAAACCAAGACGGTGTTCACGGTCACCAACCCCGAATTAGTGCCACGCTACTTGTGCGAGCCAAGCGACAAACTAATCCGCGAAGCCATCGCCAACGGTCTACGTGAAATCCCAGGCGTTGAAATCCGCGAGGAAAAGAGTTTCTAATATGGCAGCAATTAACACAGTAACCCTAATCGGCCGTGTTGTCCGCGATATTGAAGTCAACTCGACAAATAGCGGCAAGTCTGTAGCCTCATTCGCACTAGCGGTTGACGGCTACGGCAAGGATGCCGACGCTAGTTTCATCGATTGCGTCGCTTGGAATAAGGCAGCCGAACTACTGGCAGAATACGCACCGAAGGGCAAGCAGATTGGTATAACTGGACGCTTGCAAACGAGAATTTGGGAGAAAGATGATATCAAGCGTAAAGCCACTGAAGTCATCATCGACCAGTTCCAGCTTTTGAGCGACGCTAAGGGCGGTAGCAATACTGCACCAGCCACAGAACGATATGCCGAAGAGGACACTAAATCAGCAAATACAACGACTAAACAAGCGGCGAAAGCTACCGAGGATGTCGACCTCGACGCGCCAATTGATTTGAGCGAAATACCATTTTAATAAATGAAAGGAGAGCCATGACGGGAACGAAGAGTGGCGGCAGGAAAGCTGCCGCAACAATTCTCGCGAAAAATCCAAATTTCTACCGTGAAATCGGCAGAAAGGGCGGATCGAGGTCAAGGGGCAGTAAAACGGGCTTTGCGCTCAATCGGGAGGCAGCTCGGATTTGCGGCCGAATCAGCAAACGCCGACCTAAGCAGGATGACGAGCTAGCTGAATTTGAAAAAACCGCACCGTACGGCAGATGTAGCATGTGCAATTTGGCACTCATTAAATCTGACGCTGAGCGAAAAAACTATCCAGACATGCACGAAAACTGCATGTATGAGAGGTTTGGAGACTGAAAATGGAAGTGGAATGGACTGTATACGAAATCAGTTTTGGCGGCAAGAAATTGAACCTGGAAGACATTAAGGAATCAACCTTGACGATAGAGTATCCAAATGACTAAAAAAGCACTTCGCAAGAAATAACGCCGCAAGCGCAAGAAACTGGAGGTTACGTAATGTCTCTGATGAATTGCACATTCACGGTTCGCTGGAGCGACGAGAAAAACGAACCGCATGCGAAAACCTACGCTACCGAAGATAGTGCTAAGCGAGCTAAAAAATGGCTGCTGGAGCACGGCGTTCGGAGCGTAGACATCGCGGTCAAGATAAATAATAAGCCAGCTGGTAGTTTGGAAGACGGAGATAAGCCGTCTGAGACTGAGGCTGAGCAGAAAGGATTTTGGTGGGAAAAATGATCGACGATAACCAATTCGACATATTCCAGTGGGCAAACTGGGCTGACGCACATAAGAAAGACCTGCTCATTGACCTGTTCATTTTCAATAAAAACTTTACGCCATACGTGTTGCCACTGAAAATATCAACCATAGAAGACCAAATGCGATCGCTATTTCTTTACGACATGATCAATTTTGTGGAGACTGGAGCAGCAGTTGGATTGTCTGTCAGGGACTACGCGACAAACGATCAAATGGAAAATGTTTTGCTGTACAGCGAGCTTGAGAGCATTCAGCGTGCCGACACGCTCATCTATCTTCTTGGCGACGACAATATTGCTGAGTTCAACGAGAAAGAACACGAGATGAAGCGTATGCACGGTATTGTAGCGCGGTTTAGCGACCCAAAAGATCCAGACAAGACCTTTTACATCGCCAAACAGCTGCAGCGGTCGCAGATGTTGAGCGGAAGTCTCACGTGGCAAGTTAGCGGCAGTGACTTTGGCGAGCTTAATGCCGACGCAGCATTTAAGATACCAGCCGATAACCAAGTGCTAATCGCCGGCAGAAAAGTGTTTGCGTTTAACCCTAAAAAGTTTGTCAATTTGTTCAAGCAAGATCCATCAAGTGACGCTGCAACAAAGCAAGTCATTGATCTTTTGATGAAAAAGTTTGCACTGAACTTGCCTGAGGGATTGTCATTCGCAGAGTTGGCTGACCGCAACAAATCACTGACTACTATGTTGATGAAGTTGGACGTTGAGCATTTGCCTTGTAAGGAGAGAGTTGTCGATTACGCCGAGGAAATGGATTTGGCGCTTATGTCAGACAATCACGGCGGCATTATTATCATGGATAACCGTGACGCAATGATGTTCGTCAATATTCTAGCCGACAATTACGTCGATAGCAATCTGACTGATTTACGCTACCTCGTGACTGGCAAGAAGCGGATTGATAGCGATTCGCAGATGAATATGAATATATAAAAGCCATTGACTAATGACCTACCATATGTCGAAAAACTGGGCGAACATTAACATCAACCGTAGAACTGGACAGATGACCATTTTGCCCACCCGGGTCGTCTGTCTAATAGGCGACATCAATCCTTAAAGTAATTAACAGTAATGATATACACTTTGGTGTCGCCTTGCCCCCAGTTCTGAGGTTGAGGAAAAGGAACGAAATGGAAACATTAGTTTGGATTTTACAAGCAGTACCGCACGCTATTTTTATCACTGGCTTAATCGTAGCTGGGCATTGGTCAATTAAAAAAATAATTAAGGCGGTAAAGGAGTACGATAATGTTTGAGTCGATGAAAAAATCAATTGAAAAACAAAATGAACTGCTTGAAGAAATCTTGGAAAAGGGCAGTTTAGAAAGCGTATTGAAAGATGCAAGCTCAATCGAAGTTAGTGCCACGTCTTTGCATATGGATCCGTATAATTACGATGAAACTAAGAGGTGTGTGAATGGTAATATCAGTCAGCGTATTGCGAAAATCGCGAGGCTGTATGGAGAAATTAAATATCTGACTGAGGTAGTTCCAAAGCAGTACGAAGTCTTCAAACGCATTAAACAGGAGGCTCCGAACGGTATTGTCTGGGAAGATATAGACAACTTTATCAAAAGGTATGAGGAGGAGCATAAGAAATGAAAATTAGTCCGAAGTTTATGAAGAACGCTGACCCGCAAGACGTAGTGATTGTCTTAGGTGTATTTGTACTGATAATTTCAATAATTGTCTTTTTGCACTGGGCTGCTGTTTGGGAGGATCAAATGTCAGAGCGAGAGGTTCAATACACGAATACTAAAGCTCGCTGTAAAACGGTTGGTGGTGAGATGGGCTACTCGAAATGTTACAAAAATGGGAAGGAAATCTAAATGAAAATTACAGCAGAAAATCCAGCTGAAGAAGCACTGTTGTGGCGCATTAAAGCCTTAAGCGACGAGTTGGTTAATCAAGATAATCGATCCACTAATATGCCGGTGTGGACGATCCTAGATAACAACGAAGCCGGCAAAGATTATGGCGCGGTTATGTACTTTACTGGCAAAGCCGCCGAGCAGCATATCGAGGAAAACGATCATCATTATGATAATCCAATGATATCTGTTCGTAGCGCTCACGACAACAGAGAGCTGAAAGATGTTATTCATCTACTTATCCTAGCTGGTGGCAATGAAATACCAAATAATCATTATGGGTTTTTGAGGGATGCGGGATATTAAGTTCAGGGTCTGGGACAACCTAGAAAAGGCTTATCTTAACGAAGAAGATGTGGCTATAGACAATCGAGGTAATGTATTTATCTTCGAGATATACGACAAGAATGACTCTGACTTGTGGTATACACGGCTGCTACCAGACTCAGACAACAAGCGGTATATTATCGAGCAAGATACAGGATTAAAAGACAGAAACGGTACGAAAATCAACGAAGGCGACGTTCTCGTAGATGACGCAGGCGAGCCTATTGAATACTGGACTGTCAAGCTTTCAGAGGGCGCCTTTGTAGGAGAATGCGCAGGCGTAACTGAGGCTCTCTTTGAATTAACACAACTAGAAGTCGCTGGTAATATTCACGAAAACTCTGAATT